ATCTTAGTGTAGATTGGGATAAGTGGGAGTTAAAAGAGACAGAGGTAGATTTTATAAAGCTATTTTACGAGTGGTGGAAATGCGTAGGCAGAAGTTTTACAGATGTAGCAGATAACTTTCGAAATGATATTTGTTGTTACTACAAAGAAGATACTATCAATGCCTTAACATATTTTGATAGGACAGATGTTGGAAAATTTTTTACAGCATTTAGAAAAATTAGAAAATATACTTATGAAGAAAAGCCAAAGTCAGGAATTTATCTTGCGGAGGGACATTTTTTAAAACTAGATGATAAATATAAATTATATGTTGAATTATGCGATTGGAAACCAACGAAAAATGAGGAAGAAGAATAAAAGTATGCACGTACACATGAATCCAAACGCCACTGAGCAAGATGAACGTGAGTGGGAAATATTTCAAGTTAAGCTACTGGTAGAGGGCTTAGTAAATGAATATTTAAATGAGAAAAACACAAAAGAATTGACAAGAATTGCGAAATTATTAAGCGATAAGTATTTAGGAGGAGAAAAGAATGTTTAAAACTGAAAGATTAAAAGAAATTAAGGAATTAAAGGAGAAGCTAGAAGCTGAAGAAAAAGAAATTAAGGCGGAAATGCTAGATGAGCTTAAAAAGCTTGGCAAGGATAATTACAAAGATGAATATGCGGAGCTATCAGTAGTAGCAGCTACGCAAACGGTATCAATCGATACAAAGGCGATTGAAAAGGCTGATGCAGAATTATACGTAACGCTATTAAAGGATTATCCAAAGGTTACAAAGAGAGCAGGATATTTAAGGGTTAAGGTATTAGGAGAGTAAAAAATGATGAATACATTTAAAATTAGTTTTACAAACAATAGAGATATAAAATATAAATTAAAAAAAGGACATAACTTTGAAGACGAGAATGTAACAATTAAATTAAGCGATTTATTAAGCGTAATATCTGAAGAATATAGAGAAATGATTAAAGATATTATAATGACAACAGATGCGGATGTAGAACTAGGTTATAATAGCAGCAACGGATTGGAACACGCATATAAGATTGTCGACGCTAAAGAAAAACATATCAATAATCTAAACAAGGCATTAGATGAACTAAGTGATATAAATGTTAAATTTGTAAGTGGAGATAATTTTATGAATACTAGAATAATAACTGCAAAGATACCAAGAGGCGATGTTGTAGTATTAAATTTTACTTATCCTTCTATGCACAATATGAGGGAATGGCAGAAAGAGATTGAGAAAGAAAGAGTAAAAGATGCAAGCAAAAATAAAGCACTAAACATAATAAAGACAGATGCACCAGCTGGATTAGATGATGAAATAGTTGAAAAATTTAATGAAGTTAATTTATTAGATTTAATATCAAATGCATTGTTAGGAAGTAGAGAATGAAAAAATATTATTTAAAAAGTTACGGTCACGGAATAGTCAAGGGCTATCTGAATTACAACGGCAAGTTCTATATATCGACTAAAGACGAGACGCCGTGGACTAAGACAAGATTCACAGATGAAGAGATAGCAAGGATTGAACTACTATATCCTGAGGATTTTAAGAAATTTAAATTAATAGAGGTGGATTAAATGAAAAAGTCAGTAGTTGAGAGTTTTTTGGGAACAAGAGTAAAGGTTAAGTGTTTAGACAATGATGAGTATATAGGGATATTAGAAAAAGGTACTCGTTATGAAGAGGGGTATTATCATTGTAAACAAGAGGAAAATGGGCGTGACAATTACTGGTTCAGAAGTAGTCACATCAAATCTATGAGGAGAGAAGTATGAAGCAGTTTAAGATAACTTTTAATTTTCAAACAGATGACAATTGGGTCAATGGAGATGTTAAAGAAATGATTGAAAAAGTAATAGACCCTATTTATCACTTAGGTGATACAAGTGTTGGAGAAATAAGTATAGAAGAAACAGAGGTGTAAGAATGAATTTTGATGAATCAATAAAAAGAATAATAAACATAGCAAAAGAGTGCAATATAGTTGAAGAGGAGTATGCGCAAACACAATTTGAATTGATTGTACAAAAGGCTATAGAGCTGCAAGGACATATGGACAATATGCGCTGGTCTGAAAGATGTAATTTATTATCAAACGGCGAAGTGATTAGTGAAAAAGAAGTAAATGTTTATCATAGAAAGCTTAAATACGCACTAGGCGCTGTCTTTATACCGCTGGTTATATTATCGGCACAGCTTAACCTAGATCCAGCGGAGTGTTTTGAATTAGCAATAAACGATTTAGAAAAATGCGATATAGAAGGTTAGGAGGTAGACATGAAGGGAATAAAATCAATGATAGTAGCAAAAAAAGAATATAGAGGTTACACATATATTATAAGACGTTTAAGATACGTGTATCCAGAGGAAGCTTATCCAACAAATACACAATGGTACTGCGGATACGCAGAAATACCTAAAGATGATAGATTATATGGAATAAATGAACTTAGTGACATATTAGAAGAATTTAATGTACATGGCGGAATAAGCTTTGCAGGATATTTAGAGGAAGTGGGAGATGCGTTTTTATTAGGCTTTGACTGCAATCACGCTCGTGATGATATACACGAACAAGATATATTTTACGTAGATAGAGAGTGCAAGAATCTTATAGATCAGATTATAGAACTTAATAAAGAGTATAAAGTTAGCTTTAATATTTTTATGAGAGACAAAAAAAGCAAAGACGAAGTAAAAAAAATGATAGAACAAGCGCTATCTGAAACTATTAGTAAGGATAACACGGTATTCACATTTAATGTAGAAGTAGAGTAGGAGATAGATATGAATTTAGAACTAGTTAAAATAATTAACAAAGCAAAGATTAACGCGGTTGAGGTTGCATTTTGGATTAAATCGAAGAAATATGTTAAGAAGCTAAGCATAGAAACGATAGAAGCCATTATGAGTGATATACAAAATCCAAAAGTGCAATTCATAACATATGCTGACGGCGACGACCTTAAGACAATAAACAAGGCTGACATAGTCGATATTACGATAGGCAAAAAAGATTATCTAGTATTTAAAAACGCGGCAAGAGCGGAAGAAAAAGAGGCAAAAAAGAAAGAAAGCATAGGTGAAGATAATGACGGAAACGCTTAATATATTTAAGTTTATAAAAACAGCTAACAAGCTTGGCTATTATATGAGACCTGAAAACTTAGATGAAGCCGCAGAAAATATATCTGAGATAAGAAAAATGATAAGCAATTTATTAGCACATTTAGAATTAAATAAAGTAAAGCACAGTCCAGAAGATATGAAAAAATTAAAAGAAAACTTAGACAAGTATATGGAGATATTAAAAGAGCGTAAAAGGTGGAACGAGGCTTTACTGTTTGCCGCATTGCGTTTTGAAGAAGTAGCGACAGAGGTTATGAAGGAGCATAAACAAGATGAATGGGATTGAGATAAACGTTAAAGACGAGTTAATGAAGATAAGAGCGATTAAGGCGGACATAGAAAGTAAGCAAAGGCAGATTGATTATCTTGATGCGAAAAAGACTGGGATTAAATCACCTGTGATTGACGATATGCCAAAATGTGATGGTGGCTGCAATATATACGAGAATATCGACACAATATTAGATAAAATTGATAAGATCAATAGAAAGATGTGTAAGAGTTTATCTGAATTATGCAAGCTACTTGACATATGGACTAACTACGTAGAAAAATTAGAAGAGGATGAGCAGCTATTAATTAATCTAAGATACTTCGAATGCCGCAGCTGGAGAACAGTAGCAAAAGATTTAAAATATGATGAGCGCCACGTTTATAGATTACACGGCAAAGCATTGGCAAATTTATCTGAAATTGTAAATAATAGCGAAAATATAAAAAGATGTCAGTAAATGTCAGTAGTAAATGTGGTATTATGATATTAGGAAATGTTGCAGTTTTTATCATTCTCTGCATATTTCCGAAAAAGTAATTACAGATTGCTTTTTTCTCCTGAACAAAGAGAGGCGCTCACTTGGGGGCGTCTTTTTCTTTGCATAAAATCCTCCTTTGAGTTGAGCCTCAAGGTTTTGGGTGTAGCCTTGAGGCGGTACATATTGAAATTTAAGAAAGGGTGTAGAAATGGAAAAACTAAAAATAGTTTACAGAAAGATTAACGATTTAACGCCGTATGATAATAATCCAAGATTAAATGATGCAGCAGTTGATGCGGTGGCTAAGTCGATTGAAGAGTTTGGATTTAAAGTGCCAATAGTGATTGATAAAGATGGAGTAATTGTAGCAGGGCATACAAGATTAAAGGCAGCGAAGCAATTACATATTGACGAAGTGCCATGTATTATTGCAGACGACTTATCAGATGAAGAGCTAAAACAGAAAGATTAACGATTTAACGCCGTATGATAATAATCCAAGATTAAATGATGCAGCAGTTGATGCGGTGGCTAAGTCGATTGAAGAGTTTGGATTTAAAGTGCCAATAGTGATTGATAAAGATGGAGTAATTGTAGCAGGGCATACAAGATTAAAGGCAGCGAAGCAATTACATATTGACGAAGTGCCATGTATTATTGCAGACGACTTATCAGATGAAGAGCTAAAAGCGTTTAGATTGGCAGATAATAAGGTTAGTGAGCTTGCTGAGTGGGATTTTGATAAATTAGATGCAGAATTAGCGGATATTGATTTCGATATGAGTGATTTTGGATTTGATTTTAATACAATTGATGAAGAAAACGATAAATTTGATGATGCAGATACAGAATATCACGATATAAACGATAAAACGATTATAGCGATTGAATTTGATACGGAACAAGAATTAGAATCGGCATTTCAAAAATTAAATGATGAGGGATATAATTGTCAGATTTTAACATTGTAAAAAATGTAGATATAGAAAACACATTTAGAGTTGCAAAAATAAAAAACGATTTTGACGTAAAAGAAACACATTTATCAGAAAAGTTTACAGGTAAGATTGACATGCCAAAAGATTGGAATATTGGATTGATAGTTGGCGGTTCTGGAACTGGTAAATCAACTATAGGATATGAGTTATTTGGCGATAAAATTATTGATAATTTTAAATACATTTCTAAGTCAGTTGTTGATGATATGCCAAAAGATGCAAGTATTGATGATATAACAAAAATGTTTTATTCAGTTGGATTTGGCAGCGTGCCAAGCTGGTTGAAACCGTACAATGTATTATCAAACGGCGAGAAGATGCGTGTTGATTTAGCAAGGAAAATGTTAGATTCTGATTTTGTTGTATTTGATGAATTTACAAGTGTAGTAGATCGTGAAGTAGCAAAAACAATGTGCATTGCTATAAATAAAATGATTAGTAAAAACAAAAATAAGAAATTCGTTGCTATAAGTTGTCATTATGATATTATTGAATATTTACAACCTGATTGGGTTTTCGATACTAACGAAATGAAACAAACTTTTCAATTAGCCCACGCCCAAAAGAAAAATACGACGTCAGAAAATGCGTGAGACAAGAGTGGGCTAAATTTAGGAGATATCATTATTTAAGTGGCGACTTAAACAATTCAGCACAATGTTATGGATTATATAAACGAAATACTATAATTGGATTTTGTGCAGTCGTTCATTTTCCGCACCCAATAAATAAAAAAATAAAAAGAGTACACAGATTAGTTATATTACCAGATTATCAAGGCATAGGTTTAGGAACAAAATTTTTAAACAAAATAGCTGAATTATATTTTGATTATGATTTTATGATAACAACGAGTGCAAAGAATTTAATTAAAGCGCTTAATAAAAGTGATTGTTGGAACTTTAAAAGATATGGAAGATGTAAAAAAGGTAAGACATTTAAGAAATCATTAGCAAAAACATATAGAGGCAATGTCAAGACAGCAAGTTTTTTATATGTGCAAAAAAGCAATAAATAAAAGGGTGATTAAATGGCGAAAGGTAAGTATCAAGAATGGCTTGAAGAGGACAATTTAATAAAGCTGGAGGCTTGGGCTAGAAATGGACTTACTGATGAGCAATTGGCAAACAATATCGGAATCAATGTTGCTACTCTTTACACGTGGAAAAATAAGTATAGCGAGATTAACGACGCCTTAAAAAGAGGCAAAGAGGTCGTAGACATAGAAGTCGAGAATTCACTATTAAAAGCGGCGAAGGGATATTTTGTAGATGAAGAAAAGACATATATATCTGAAGTAAACGGTGTAGTTACTAAACGAAAAGAGATAACGAAGAAATACATCGCACCAAACACAACGGCTCAAATATTCTGGCTAAAGAATAGAAAACCATCAGATTGGAGAGATAAAAATATTGTTGAATTAGATGGAGAAGAGCGTGTCATTATTGTTGATGATATAGATATAAATAAAGATAAGGAATAGGCGTTATTATGGAAGGGATCAGGTTATCGGAAATAATAACGTCTAAGTTTTGGGAATTTCACGAGGTTTTTAAAAAAAGCCTATATACATATTATGTATTAAAAGGTGGGCGTTCAAGTGGTAAATCAACGACAGCAGCAATTGAATTAATTCTTGAATTAGTTAAAAATCCTATAACAATTTTATGCGTAAGAAAAGTAGAAAATACACTATCAGGAAGTTGTTATGAACAATTAAAAGAAGCTGTTTCAATGCTAGGTATGGATAGATATTTTGATTTTAAGGTTAGCCCATTAAAAATAACATATAAGCCGAGAGGAAATAGTATTATCTTTAGAGGTGCAGATGACCCTGCAAAGATTAAATCAATTAAGATGAGTAAGTTTCCTATAACTGTTTTATGG